TGATTGTGCTGCATGTCCATTTGATTGGATGGTAACTTATAATAATGATGATTATCTTAAGGAAAAGTATAAGAAGTTTTATCAAGAAGAGTTTCAGATTACATACGGTATGAAACATAGAGCAAACAACCACCTAAAGAAAGAGTTGTTGGTTGCTAACTACGATATAAATCCTCTATCACCCCTAGAAGCACTTGTATATTGATATAATGCCAACTGCTATCTATAAAGATAAGCTTGGATATAAAGTAACGTCACAACAGAGAGATACATTAGATAATCTGGTCATACATCCCAACGAACTTAGTGAAGAAATGGGTATTCTTGACAGGCCAGAGTTTAAATCTATGAAAGATGTAGTCTTTTCTCATGTCAAAAAATATGAGAAAGATGTTTGTGGATTTAAGTCTAGTTTATCTTTTAAATTAACAGAGTCTTGGTATAGGGAGACTGTACCAGGGCATAATCACCCAGACCACAATCATCCTAATAGTATGTTGAGTGGTGTAGTATATCTCAACGTGCCTAAGGGTGATGAGAGTCATGAAGGTATTAATTTAATCCATATTGAAAATCGTGGAGTATTTAAAAACCATGAGTTTAGATATGATTATACACCAACAAAATATAATCAGATTACTACCTTTGTCCCTGTTGAGACTGGAGATATAGTATTGTTTCCATCTTATCTCTACCACTTTGTTACTCACAATGAATCTAGAAATGAATCTAGAAGAGTAATTTCTTTCAACACTTTCATTCAAGGAAGAATGAGTTGTGAAAATACTTATCCTAACGTCCTTACTATTAAATAATGCCTGATTACGAGTATCCACTAAAAGACTATCTGAATAGTATAAATCTAAAGACAAGTGACATGACTTTCGATGAGAGAGCGATGAAAAAGTATCCTGCTTTCGTCATCAATAAGTGCATGGCCCAACATATTGACACTATAATGCATGCAAATGAGATGAATTTGAGTCCTCAACTGAGGAATGACATGCAATACTCCTTCTTTATACATAGTGTTAGGAAATCGAAAAGATTTTCTCCTTGGGATAAAAAGACTAAAGACAGTGACCTAGATTTAGTTAAAAAATACTATGGTTATAACACTGAGAATGCTAGAGCAGCATTAAGGATACTAACTCAGGAGCAAATTAAGATTCTTAAATCGAAATTAAATCTTGGAGGAAGAAAGTGAGTGAAGAGATTAAATGGTCTCAAGATATGATGCTAGAAGTCGCCCTCAAGGAACCAGATGATTTCTTGAAGGTACGCGAGACACTAACGAGAGTTGGTGTTGCGTCTAGGAAAGAGCGTAAGCTCTATCAGTCTTGTCATATCCTACACAAGCGTGGAAAATACTACATTGTCCACTTCAAAGAGTTGTTTGCTCTTGATGGCAAACCAACTAACATCACACCTAATGATGTGCAACGTCGTAATAGAATTGCTAAACTATTATCAGACTGGGGACTTGTAGAAATTTCTGGTGAAGATACTGGAGACCTAGCACCTTTGAATCAAATTAAAGTTTTATCTTTCAA